TTGTGAGTGCTCACCTTGGGGGTGGGGTCGGGGGTACAGGGGTCTATGTTCGAATATCAGTAGAAGTATCAGTAGGTGGCTCAGGTATTGGTGTTATAACAGAAGTTTTAGCAGGAACTTAAAGCTGTTGTGATTTGAGACAAGTCTATAGACAAGTCAAAGCAGGTAACTGGACCTAAATCCTAAATAAATACATGAATTTAAAATGGTACTATTGGTATTTTGAATCAGTTATTCCTGAAAGAATATGTGATGAAATTATTAAATATGGCAAAGAACAAGACAAACAAATGGCTCTTACAGGCAACGCTAATAAAGATAATCTCACCAAACTAGAACTCAAAAACATCCAAAAGAAACGCAAGTCTGATGTTGTTTGGATGAATGACCGATGGATATACAACGAAATACAACCTTACATCCATCAAGCAAACGCTAGTGCTGGTTGGAATTTTGAATGGGATTTTTCAGAATCTTGTCAATTTACTGAATACAAAAAAGGTCAGTTTTATGACTGGCATTGTGATTCAAATGAAGAACCTTATAACCATCCTGATGATGCCAATACACATGGTAAGTTAAGAAAACTTAGTATGACTGTATCGCTTACTAACCCTGATGAATACGAGGGTGGAGATTTAGAGTTTGATTTTAGAAACACAGATGAAGGCTCACAACCAAGAGTATGTGAAGAAATTAGAAAAAAAGGCAGCGTTATAGTTTTCCCTTCTTTTGTTTGGCATAGAGTTAAACCAGTAACCAAAGGCATACGAAACTCTTTAGTATGTTGGAATTTAGGATACCCATATAGATGAGCTTTAAGAAAAATAAATACCAAGTAATTAAAAGTGCTATATCAACAGAACTAGCAGATTTTTGTTATCAATACTTTTTAAACAAAAGAGCTGTTGCAAGGCACTTGTTTGATGAAAAGTATGTATCACAATTTACTGAATACTTTGGGGTATGGAACGATACACAAATACCTGATACATACTCCCATTACGCAGACATAGTCATGGAAACTTTATTACAAAAGGTTAAACCTGTAATGGAAAAAGAATCAGGACTTAAACTTACTGAAACATATTCATACGCTAGAATATATAAAAAAGGTGATGAGCTTAAAAGACATAAAGACAGATACTCTTGTGAGATATCTACTACTATGAATTTAGGTGGGGATGATTGGTCTATATTTTTAGAGCCATCAGGCAAAGAAGGTAAAGAGGGTATAGAGGTTAAACTAGAAGCAGGTGATATGCTTATGTATCGTGGTTGTGATTTAGAACATTGGAGAACACCTTTTGAAGGTGAAGCTTGTGGACAGGTATTTTTACACTACAACGATGAAAGCGGTAAAAATGCTAAACAAAATAAATTTGATGGTAGACCTATGATAGGATTACCGGCATACTTTAAAGGAAGTTAAAATGGAAATGGTATCACCTTACATTGTTTGGAATGTTTTAATAACTTTAGTGTTAGCTCCAATCTGGTTTCAGATTAGACAAAACACAACAGAACTAAGAAGACAAGACATCCTGTTAAATAAAACACGGGAAGAGATTGCAAAAGAGTACGTAACAAAAACAGAACTTCGAGATGATATGGGATTAATTATGGATAGAATAGAAAAAATTGGTGAAAAGCTTGACAAACTCTTTGAAGTTAAGTAAAATAGGTATATAACAATGACAAAAATAAACGATAGATTAAAACAACGAGCTAAATATGCTAGAGGAAAAGTTGTAGTAGATAGAGAAACTGGTGAAGTCTTAGAAGACTTTGTGCCTACTCCTAAACCTAAAGCACCTGTTATGCCTACAGTACCAACACCTACACCTGCACCTACTCCAGCTCCGACACCAGCTCCGACTCCTGCACCAACACCGGCACCTACAGTAACTTACATTCCTAACTTTGACCGAGGAGGTCCTTTCGGAGGTATTCCCGGTGTAACTCCTACTCCAGCTCCGACTCCAGCTCCCACACCTGCTCCCACACCTGCTCCCACACCTGCTCCTACACCTGCTCCTTCAACACAAGAAGAAATAGATGCAGCAGCAGCAACCGAAGCAAAGAAAGTAGCTCTAAGGCAGTCTATTGATGATGCTGCAGCTGGTAAAGTACCAACGTCTGCTGTTATTGATGCTCCTATTAAAGCGGGGATAGACCCTAAAACCGGACAGGCTCTTGTACCACAGAAAACTACAGTTATTGACGCACCTACAACTGTTACTGCACAAACTGCACCGGGTGTTGCACCAGAACAAGTGGCTACCGTTGACACAACTGCACAAGCTGCAGCAGCTAAACAAGTACAAGCTGCACAAATGGAAGCTACAACTATTGACACAGCTACTCAAGTAGATGTCGAAACAGGCACAGTATCTGAAGATGCTATTGCAAAAGCTGCAGGTGTAGAGCGTGTAGACCCTATTAAAACTGCAACTGTTACTATACCTACAGGTGCATTAACAGATAGAGTTGTAGGCGTGTTAAGTGATGATGCTATGGCAACTGCAGTTAAAAACGCTGGTAGTTCTTTAGCTAGAGTTACAAGAGCTAAGAAACAACTAAGTAATGCTGGTCTAAGTGATGCAGACATTACAGAACTTGGTAACGACCCAGAATCTTTAGAAGCTAGGTTAATGGATTTAACAGAGGCTCAAAGAGGTATCATTGAAGGACTTCCAGAGGAAGCTTTAGTATCTAATCAAATAGATACATTATTAAAGGGTATTGAAGAAGGTGAGATTCCTACATGGGCTAGACCCGCTGTAGCATCCGTAGAAGCGGTGTTAGCAAAGCGTGGTATGTCAGCCTCAACCGTAGGAAGAGACGCCTTGCTCAATGCTATTATACAATCAGCGATGCCGATTGCTCAATCTAATGCTCAAGCTATTCAAGCAAGTGTTGGACAACAAAAAGGAATTGAAGCTCAAGAAGCTGAAGCTAATGCAGCACGAGGACAGCAGACAGCGTTAACAAACGCTAGTAACGTGTTCCAGATGAATATGGCTCAGTTTAGTTCTGACCAACAAGTAGCTTTATCTAACAGTAAGTTTTTACAGACTGTAGGATTAACAAACGCTAGTATGGAACAACAAGGGATAATGCAAGACACTGCAATTAAAGCTCAGATGAATTTAGCTGACGCAGACTTCTACCAGAAAACACAGATACAGAATGCTCAGTCTTTCTTACAGATGGACTTAACAAATCTTAACAATACTCAACAAGCCAACGTATTGAAATCTCAGCAAACTCAGCAACGTATGCTAAGTAATCAATCTGCTAAGAATGTTGCAGCTCAGTTTAATGCTACAAGTGAGAATCAAACTCAACAGTTTATGGAAAGTTTGAATGCTCAGATTAGTCAGTTTAACACAACACAGACCAATGCAACTGCACAGTTTAACACAACACAAACTAATGCTGCAGAAGCTAGAGATACTCAAAGGACAGCTGATTTAAATAAATATAATTCTCAGCTAACTACACAGGTAGATCAGTTTAACGCTAACCAAGACTTTGCAAGGAATCAATGGAATGCACAGAATACTGCAGCCGTTGAACAGTCTAACACTCAGTGGAGAAGACAAACAAATGTAGCAAATACTGCTGCACAGAACGCAGTCACAATGCAGAACGCACAGAATGCTTTTGCTATGTCTCAAACAGCTCAGTCATTCTTATGGCAAGAACTTAGAGATGAGTCTGACTATATTTTCAGAAACTCTGAGAATGAAAAGAATAGAATTGCACAGCTTGTCAATACTGCACTCGCTAGTGACCCTTCTAAATACAACGGAAGTTTAGGAAACTTAAACAATTTGATAGAGTTAATAACAGGAGACCTAATCGGGTAGGTAAATAATATGGGATTTTTTAAATCATTAAAGAAAGCTTTTAAAAAAGTTACAAGCGGAATTAAAAAGGTTGTAAAGAAAGCTGTTAGAGGAGTAAAGAAAGTAGTTAAAAAGATAGCTAGTAGTAAATTACTCAAGGCTATAGCTATTGCAGCAGCGATATACATTACGGGAGGGGCGGCTATTTCAGCTTTCTCTGGTGGTACAGCTACTGGCTGGGCAGGTGCTTGGGCATCAGGAGCTACAAATATTGCAGCAGGTACAGGCTTAACAGCTACAGGTGCTGCCGCTGGTACATGGACTGCAGCTGCTCAAACAGCAGCCGGATACCTTGCTACACCTTTTGCAGCAGCAGGTACTTTTTTAGGAAATACAGCAGCAGCCGTAACAGACTTTACAGGTATCACAACTGAAGCAGGGAGACACGGTGTTGAAAGCATTGCATATGACCCTGTTAATCAAGGATTTTTAGATATAAAAACAGGGAAGGCGGTAACAGAGCAATCACTAATGGATACAGGGTTGAATCAAGCATATGTTGACTCTATGAAAACAACTGGTTCTTATATAAACAAAAGTGGTGCTATTGTAAGGGGCGGTGATGCTCTTGTGACACCAGTGGTTAAAGAAACTTTTGCAACCAAGCATCCTTTAACGTCAAGCTTTTTGGCAGGTGCTGCCACAACTACAGGAAGTGCAATTCTTAGTGGATATATCGGCTCTCAGTTTCAAGAGGACCCAAGAGTTAGTCCTAGTGGAAAAGACTATGAAGGAGCTTCTCGTTTTAATCCGCTGCAGATATATGCTGCAGAAGAAGGAATTGACTATGGAGACATGGATAAATACTTTACCTTTAATAACATAGGAGACACGAGCAACATGCCGCTGTTTCAACAACAAACTATAGGGATAACATAATGGCACAACCAACAAGAGGTCCAAGACCCATTGTCTCAGGTAGCATTAGTGATGCTGCCGCACAATCAGTACTAGACAGTTTAGACGCTGGGTTTTCAATTGATGACCTAGCTCCTGATAAGGGACCTAAGATACGAGGGGAAGCTAAGTTCAGTCAAGAAGGATTAGATGAGATTGTTGGTCTATCTTCAAAAGGGAGACCCATACCGGGACAAAGCTTGACCAATGACCCTGCACAACCTTATCCGTGGGAAAAACCTGCAGAGTTTTCTAATCCTAAAGATGCTTTAGATTATATGTCAGGTATAATTTTTCAGACAGAAGCTATGAAACAAATTGTAGCTGCTTTAGCTAATGGTGCTTCTGTTTCAGACGTGGCAATGGTTATGTTGTATGCTAAATTTACAGAAGGTAAGTTTAACGCTGATGTATTATTGTTGTTAGCAGAACCAGTTATGTATGTTATTATGGCAATTGGTGAAGAGGCTAACATTAAATATAACATTGAAGATAGTAATGACTTAGATGAGTTTGATGAAGAAGATGATAATGAAGACACAGAAGAGAAACTAAATGAGTTTAAAAATATCTTTGAAGATATTAAAAAGGGAACAACCAAGAAGATCGTAGAACCAAATAAAATTAAAAGCGGTGTAGTACCTCAAAATATTCTAGATAGGGTGAAGGCACAAGGTCCGGAAATTAGAAGTTTACTAAATAAAGGAGAAGAATAATGGCAGGTTTTAAATATAGTGGATTTAAACCAACTCAAGGAGAAGATTATTTATCAAACTCAACGTTTGGAAATTTAGCTGGTTCTATTTTAGGAAGAAAAGATAAAGACGCTAAGAAAGAGTTTTGGAAAGCTGTAGCGGGGCAAGTGGGTATCTCAACTATAGGAGCTTTACAAAAGAAACAGAAACAAACACTTGCAGATGGTGTTGAGGATGTTAACGAAAACTTTGCAGATATTTTTAAAAATAATGAAGCTCTTTTTACAACACAAAAACGAAACAGGGCTGATTATCAGTTATACAAAGATGACCCAGACAGATACACACATGCAAAAGCTGTTGAAATGTTTAACTCTGACCCAGACATTATAAAAGAACTAGGCTTAAATGCTTTTAGTTCTGTGAATCAAGAAACATTAACGCCAGAAAGTTACAAGAATGCTCAAGCGGTTTACGATTCATTTAAGGATAAGGCGGACTATGACATTACACAGAAGGGGTTGAACCCTGCTGTTAACTTACCAACCTTTACACAGTTTAATGAGAAAGCTATGACAGCCTTTAAAGCTGCATTAAGTGAAGTTCAAGATGACCCCACTAAAAAAGGTTTAGTGATAGAAGCGTGGAATAAACTTTTTGGTACCGCTAGAGACGGTACTAAACGATTTGGTATGGTTGAAAAAGCTAAACTATCTCTTGCTAGTAAGAATGCTAAAATTGCAATGACGCAACAAGACAGTTTAGTAACAAAGTCTATGAGCTTAAAAGAACAGGAAGACAGAACGTACACTGAAACAAGTAACATTAATAGTGAAGCAAACAGCAAGGTACTAAATTTTTATGGTACCTCTATACCTTCTAATTTTAATTTTCAAACAAATAAAGAGATGTTGAAAATAAACAAGGAAGCATTTTCTAAAAAAGTTAACACTTCTTCTTATACAATAACATCAGACGATATTAGTTCTGCGGTAGAGTTTGGTTACGCTATCCCGGGATTTACAGGTTTAAAAAATGTCATGGCAGAAGACAGGAAGCTTTTAGCTGCTACAGCTGCTAAAGTTCAAATAAATTCTAAGTTAGGGATGGACCCATGGGACGATGGAGTTTTAAATTCTTCTGAAAGAAGGGTATGGGCGATGGCTACCAGTCAAGATTTAAACGCTAGACAAGTTTCAGACATGAGCTTAGAAGAAGCTAAAAGAAAAATGAAGGCTTTGGTACCTGTCGACTATGCTAAAGTTGTTGGCTATATGAAAGATACAATAACAGCACCTACAACACAGGCAGCTTTTCTTTCTGCGGTTGAAAAGATACCAGCCATTGAAGAAATTTATAAAAATAATATTTCAGAGGGTACGAAAGAAACAGTTAACTCACACGTTATAGAGGGAGCACTGTATCTACAAACACAAAATAAAGGTTTAGGTTTTGGTGACGCAATAAGAATGGCTATACCTATTCAGATGGCAGGGTTTTATGAGTTTCAAGATGACCCTTGGTTCAGTGATGTGACTCATGCACATGAATATGTAGACGCAAATGTACTGAAGCACATGGATAGAGACACTTTAACACAGAAAGACGCAGACCTTTCTACGTTCTATATGAACAACCATAGATATGTACAAAATTTAAATGGTGGGGAGCTTGTACCTAGAAGCACAAGTAAG